CAATAATCATTGTCTTGTGTATATGCAATTTTATATTCTCTTGATGTTAATTCACCTAATGGTATTATTTTTATTGTCTGTGAAACATCTAATTTTCTTGACCAGTCAATAGCTTGTGCTTTATCTGTTTCATAATACAAAGGATAAGGAACAAAATTCAATAAGTTATCTTGTACTGGGTCTGCTTCTACATACAAATTATGCATAGTGATTATTGATTTTAAGAAATCACGTTGCTTAATTTGTCTTGGTATCGTTTCATTAAATGCAATATCATCACCATATACAACTGGATATTGCTGTGGCAATGTATTATATATTCTTATCCTCTGATTTGTAAAACTGAAATCGGCTTGTGAAGATGGTGGTGCTGCTAAATCCAACTGAAATGAATATGCAACCTCAAAGTAATCTCCAGTATTTATATCTACTAAAGCACTTACTGACTGATTTAATGCTTGGAAAGGAACACCTGGCGGTGCAGTCCAAGTATATGTAGCAATCGTTGTAGTTCCATTTTTCACTATTGCTATTGTAGTATATGCTGCAAATCCATTGCCTGTATTATCTATATTGACCGCATCTGCTTCAAATCCAACAACTGCTTTGAAATTTGGTCTTGTTGATGTAAAACGATTATTTGCACCATTAATTGTAAAACCTAAATTAGTTTGTGGTATTGCAAATTGTAATAAACCAGATTGATTATTTGTAAATGCACTTAATCCAGTATCCCACCTATTAAAGAATTCTGTTATTAATTTTGTAAATAAATCACCCTTGACAAGTATTAATTTTTTGAAATAAGCAGTATCAAAGAATCCAGTATCAATTTTGAAATTAGCATCATCAAACATTCTTTTGATAATCTCTCTTACAAAGAGAGCTGGCTTCAAATTTTGATAATTATAGTTTTGTGGCAATGTTGCCGTATAACCATAATCTACTAATGGGTATACATAGTTATCAGCACCATCAACCCATTCTGTATTAGTCCAACTTGCTTGTATATCACCTACATCTAAAGTATGGTCATAGTCACTAAAATCAATTTCCTCAACAAGTTTATCACCAAGTGCATATAAAATATCTTTTAGCTTACCAAATAAATTGCACTCGTATATAATATCACCTTGCTTGTTACTTATGTTTATCAACCTTATTACACCATCAAAGACACGAACATTCTCTACATACAAAACTGCTTTCGCTTGTTTCGCTGGGTTGAAGTTGATATTTATGTTTGGTAATAATGGGTTATAATCATTCTCTACCGATATATCGTAGATATGACCAAAGATACTTGCATTAATAGGTGTATGTGGTATTGCAATAGTCTTGCTGAACGAGGTTGTTCTTTTCTCAATGTCTTGAATATCGGTTATACTGAATGTAAAATCAACATCAATATCTTGAATCAAGTCTAATTCATACCCTTCTACATATAATCTTGTTATCATACTATCTGACGATATGATGGTTCTGAATATTCAAATTGTGCTTGTATTTGGAACAACTTCTCATTTATCTTCTGCTTTATCTCATAGCTATCAGATTTCAACTTGACTGGCAGAAATGCTTGTTGAGTTGTGTTCACAAAGCTATCACTTGGGAAAGGTAGGTTTGCGTAATTGTAATCACCTTCTGCATATAAATATATAAAAGGTGAAGTGTATAGTTGCCTAAAGATTATGCTTTCAACATCTGTAATGTAATCAGTATTTAATGTTACTACTTGTGTTTCTTTTGTATAGAATACTGGTGATGTGTTTTGAAATACGTTATATGGGTTATCATAATCTTGACCATAACCAGTATAATCTCTTTGATACATCTTACGTTCTACGGATATATCCTTGCGACTTGCAAGTACAAAGGAATATGAATCCAATGTACCATATCTATTTATCCATACAAGATTCTTTACCTCATACTTTTTACAATTATACATTGTAATTGTAGCAAAGTCATTCGATGATATAGTACCATTTATATGTAACTTGAAATACAATGTATTACTATTAACCCCATAATCTGTTGGGGAAAATGTAAAGTGTGTCAAGTCATCTCCACCCGCATTTAATGTAGGCAGTTCTGTATATGTAGTAGTTCCAGTTGTATCGTATCTTGTAATGACTATATCTGTTATGTCATCATTAGGGTTATAAAATGTAAATACCTTAAAGAAATCTTGGTGTAGTTTGAAATTTAGTTGGTCTGTCAATGGGTACCACTCTGCATCTGTACCATCAAAATATGTTGTATTCCAAAGTGGTCTATCAATAAAATTGAAACTACCAGCAAAGCAAGTATATGTATTGCTTACAACTTCTGTTGCTAAATCAATTTCATAAATACCATTACCAAGTACATCGTAGTACTCATAGCATTTCAAATAAAATCTATTCAGTATACATTCGTTGTATTCCCACTTATTTGCGTTAGGCAATAACTCATTAAACTCGTAACCCTCAATAAGCAATCTTGATACATCAAAAGTAATTGGTGAGAATGGGTTTATAGCAGTATCGTAGTATGCCGTTGTTACAAGACTTGCCGTATCAGCATTATATACCTTTACTGCATACTTGAATCCAACCGCAGTCGCATTGCTACTTGATATATCAAAGTTGATACGATTAAATGCTGGTAAGAATGATATACTTGGTTCAACTAACGTAATCATTGAGCAATTTTTAATATAAGTGAATTAAATCCTAATGACTCTATCTCTGCTTGATATTTTGGTCCAACATTCTTAAATGCTTTTGCTTGAAAATTCCTTGCAGCAATACCTTCCTTCTTGATAAGAAATGCTAATCTCCTTGCACCTTTTTCATCTTCACTCATAGCTTTCTTTTTACTTTTGAATTTCTTTTTACTACCTCCACTATCTTTTGACATTTGTATGTTCTTGGCTCTTGCCCAATTTTTCAAACTATTGATTGCTTCTTGTGGCATTCCATAGGTTTTGAATTTATACTTTCTACCTTCTGAATTCTTTAGTATTGTTTTACGTTTACTTGGGTCTACACCTTCAACACCTTTATCAATGTAATCTGTGTATTCTGCACCAAATCCTACTTCTAATCTATACAACCCATCTTCGTTTTGCTGAACACCAATTACTTTTATACCACTTGCCAAGTTTCCAGTTGCACCTACTGGTGCTAACTTTGTAAGTTCATCAACTAATGCCAATCCTAATCTTTCAAGAACACCCTTTACGTTCTTATCAATAGCATCATTAACAAGTTGAATGTACTCATCACTACCCAACGTGCGACCACCTAACTTTAGGTTTGCTATCTTGTCTGCTGATGCTGGACTTGCCATTCTTTGTATTCTCTTTCCTTTTCTTTGTTATAATCTTTCAAGTATGCTAATATGTTCAAAAAATAATAAACACCTAAATCATATACTTCTGTTACACTTATGTTTTCAAAATCTGCTACTAATTTGGATGACCGAAACCAGCCCCATCTTTTATTAAAGTCATTATCTTGTCCCGATTCCTCTTTGTCAGTTCCGAAGAGAACAGAGTATTGCTTGTAAATTCCAGAAGTAATTGATAAAAAAAAACCAAGCATCCGTAGACATCTATGAATTTTGCATCTAACAAATCTTCTGATATGATTTTATGTGGTACTGCGCCATATTTCAATACCTTCTTGTTGACTACTGGTCTAAAGAAACAAGCTGCAGCCATATTAATCTCCATCATATTATTACCATAGTGACTAATATCTATGAACTGACCCGCAGTAATTTCATCAATCTCGTGAATAAACTTGTACTTGTTACCATTTACATACAGATAATCAACTGGCTTCGCTTGTGGCAATACATCATAGAATTTTGTTTTCTCTCCAACCAATTCAAGCAACTCACGATACTTAATTGTATCATAGTGTTGCTCATCCTTGCCTTCAAGGACTGACAACATCTTAACTTGCTTTTCTATTAAAAACAAATTTGGGTTCAACTCTATATCGTAAAGTTGTATGAATTGTCTTACTGATATATCTTGCCACATAATATAAAATATATTTTTTTGGTTTATGTTTTTTACTAACGTAATCTATAAATTCCTTTGTTGCTAATAGGTAATTGATTCAAGGCAAAGTAACGTAGGGCATCAACTGCGTGGTTATTCATATCTAT